GGTGTTGATGCGTTGACTGCTACTGATGGTGAATTACAAACTGCTTACTCTGTATTCGCAGACGATACTCAATACGATATCTCTCTAATTCCAGTTGGTAAAGCATCTACTACTGTAGCGCAATATGTTATCGGTCTAGCAGAATCTCGTGCTGACTGTGTAGTGTTTGTTTCTGCACAAGATGTGACTTCTGGCGACCCAATCATCGGTACTGGTTCTGCAGCAACCGATAAGATCATTGCTTACCGTAACGCTCTATCAAGCACTTCTTACGCTGTTCTAGATTCTGGTTACAAATACCAATACGATCGCTACAACGATAAGTATCGTTGGGTTCCACTAAACGGTGATACTGCTGGTCTATGCGCACGTACAGACTACACTAACGATCCTTGGTTCTCTCCAGGCGGTCTAAACCGTGGTCAGATCAAGAATGTTGTTAAATTGGCACACAACCCAACTAAAACAGATCGTGATGTTCTGTACAAAGCTGGAGTTAACCCAGTTGTTACATTCCCAGGTGAAGGTACTGTTCTATTCGGTGATAAGACTCTATTGGCTAAGCCAAGTGCGTTTGATCGTATCAACGTCCGTCGTCTGTTTATCGTTATGGAAAAGGCGATTGCAACTGCTGCTAAGTTCCAGTTGTTCGAATTCAACGATGGTTTCACTCGTGCACAATTCAAGAACCTAGTTGAGCCATTCCTACGTGACGTACAAGGTCGTCGTGGTATCACTGATTTCGTTGTTAAGTGTGATGACACAAATAACACTGGACAAGTTATCGATGCTAACCAGTTCGTTGCTGACATTTATGTCAAGCCAAATCGTTCTATCAACTTTATTACTCTAAACTTCGTAGCTGCTCGTTCTAGCGTTAGCTTCACTGAGTTAGGTGCGTAATTAGAGAATAAATAAGAAGAACAAAGGAGAATTAAATGGCAAATATTGCTGATTTTAAAGCACAAATGATTGGGGGCGGTGCTCGCCCTAATCAGTTCCGTGTTGAACTGACATTCCCATCATTCGTTACTCTAGGAGCAGTAGCTGGACAGCGTGCACAGTTCTTGTGTAAAGCTGCTCAACTACCAGCGTCTACTATCGAAACTATCCCTGTACTGTTCAAAGGTCGTCCAGTTAATTTTGCTGGTGAGCGCACTTTCGCACCTTGGACTGTTTCGATTTACAACGATACCACTTTCGGTATTCGTAATGCTCTTGAGCAGTGGCAATCTGGTATCCAGAACTATGACACTACTCTTGGTAAAGTAAATCCAACAGAATACCAAGTTGACCTACAGGTTCACCAACTAGATCGTTCTGGTTCTATTATCAAGACTTATAAGTTTATCGATGCTTTCCCAACTAGCATCTCTGCTATTGGTCTAGATTACGAACAACAAAACGCAATCGAGCAGTTTGATGTAGAGTTCCAATACAACTACTTCACTTCTGCAACTGGTGCTTCTTCTGGCTTTGGAGTTAATGTTTCTGTTGATACGCCAGTTGGCTCTATTCCGCTATAATTAACGGAAGGTTTATATAATGCAGATTTTTGGTTTCGAAATTTCACGTAAAAAAGACAAAGACTTGGGGAGTGTGGTATCACCTCCTCCAGTCGATGGATCCACCGTAATAAACACTGGCGTAAATGCTGGTGGGTATTACGGTATGGTCATGGATGTCGAAGGTGCGGTTAAAAACGAAAACGATTTAATTCGTCGTTACAGAGAAATTTCCCAATATTCAGATTGCGATTCTGCAATCGAGGACATCGTCAACGAAGCGATCGTTGTAGATGAACACGGGAAATCTGTTTCGATGAATCTCGACAATGTTGATGTATCTGATTCAATCAAAAAGAAGATTACAGAAGAATTTAATAATATCCTGAAAGTCTTAAAATTTGAAGATCGAGGACACGATATGTTCCGTTCTTGGTATATCGATGGAAGACTATATTATCAAATTCTTATCGATGAAAATAATATGAAACAAGGTATCGTTGAATTACGATACATTGATCCTCGCAAAATTCGTCGCATTAAAAAT